GTTGGAGGGCTACGGCTTGTCCAAGGTAAGAAAGCCTCTCATTCTCTGGAACACATCGGCCAAGGTTGCAAAGCACATCGTAGCGAAGCGTGTCCTCTAGCTCTGGGAAGGCCAAGGCTCGCATACTAGAATCAATGCACTTGTCGTATTTGCCAGATAAAAAGTATTCTTGGGCTTGGTAATAAAGTGCGTTGGGAGCAGTTAAAAGCGTATCCTCTAGGATTCTAAAGTTCCTTTCAGCACTTTTGGCTTTGTATCCGTGAGGCTTATGTATGCGGAAAATCTTGTCTAGGCCAATCGTCTTGTTTGGCTCTTTAGTAACAAGCATTTCGTGGACTCGGTTTTTCCAAACACAAGTGCCCCTCTTGGAGACCTCCTCTCGGAGTGGGATGAGTCCAGCATTATCCACATTATATTTTAACGCTACTAGGTGAGCGTCCTTTTGAATGGCAAGGTCAATGGCCTCCTCGACAACCTTCGCCCCATCCTCGGCCATTACATCGTCAGCATCGACCCATAAACACCACTCGCTTGAGCAAGCCTCTAACGCCGTGTTCCTTGCCGTGGCAAAATCATCGATATGAGGCCAATCGTTTTTGTTGGTATAGTGAACAATTTTCGCACCCAACCCCTTCGCAATCTCCTCTGTTTTGTCTGGGACAGCGTTCCCCCTAGCGATGCAAACAACAAGCTCCGCTGAAATTGGCTTAAACGACTCAAGGCATCTGGCGATATATTCTTCTTCATTACCAGCGATGAGATAGACTGAAATAGGATATTTCATTTAGATAGGATTTCTTTCTGTTATAGGATGTCAATTAAAAGAAAAAGGGGGAGCAGGTTATTCACCCACTCCCCCTTCTTCGGAGGAAACAACCAACAACAATCTTTAGCTAGCGGAATAGTTGGTGGTGATACGAACGGCGGCGTTCGGGTCAATCACAACTTCGTCCGTGTTCATACGAACCCGGAGCACTTGGCTACGGCGAGCTTCGTCACGATAGCTTTCGCTAACGAAACCACCAGCCGAGTCACCCGACCAAACCAAGGTGCGTCCGATTCCACCAGCGGTGAACTCACCACCAGAAATCTGACCCACGATGATCTTGGTATCTGGAACAACGAACGAACCAGAGTAGGCTTTGTTCTTGCCAGCAGAGTTGATCGCCGCACGACCAACGAGGAGGTTCTGAACTCCCAGAGCCGCCGCAATTTCAGCTTCGCTCAACAACCGAGCACCAGTATTGGAGATAACTCCGAAGAACTGATTCTGTAGGAGGGTGGAGCGTCTGATTAACTCAAACACATTGGCAGACATCGCGATCGCGTTCACCTCATAACCATACTGGTTAAGAGCGAGTTTGGCCGCCGCTACGTCACGAGCCACATCAACCGTGGCGATGTTCGTGTTCGTATAGGCTACTGCACGAGTCTGGTCAGCGATGGTGAAGGGAGTCGAACCAGCCCAGAGAAGATCGGAAACCCGCTTCTCGTGGGAGAGCTTCAACTGACGGAGCAAGAACTTCGCAGTTTCTGCCTCGTACGAAAAAAACCTGTTTAGGTCTTTAGCGGTATCGTCCGGCACGATCTCCTCAAGTCCAAATTCGTCTGTGCTGTAGTTCGCAGAACTGAAGGAGCGAATCCCTCGGTTGTATCCCGAACCAGAATCACGAGCCGCCGCATTGTTGGTCAAGAGGTCTGCACCGCCGAGTTGAACCTTTAGGTATGTTCCGCTCTTTGCATCAACATTCTGCAAAGGGAGAAGTTGCGAACCGATCAAACCGACATCGGCTTGAGGGGCTTCGATCAACGCTTGGTTGATGTCTGCCCGAATCGTTGTACCACCACTTACGTATGCCATATATTTATATTCTTTCTTGGTTGGTTAAATTACTGGGTTAAAGGAACTGCGACTTCGATGACTGCATCAGCCGCACCAGCTTCGAGAGCAACTCCGACGATGCCAACATTGGCCGCCGCAGTTGTCACGAGGCCAGCCGTGCTAGTAGCCACAAGGCCACCAGCCGCAATCGCCACATCACAAGTTGCAAAAAAGGTTGGGTAGAACAGCTTAACTGCTCCGTTGTCACCAGCCGCTACATCAGCGATAGTAGAGCCAACCGCACGAGCCGTGCCGGAGACTGCCGCTACTGCCAATCCATCTGTGCCGATTTGAACGAATCGGTAAGCCGAAATCGCCGAAGCGAAGTTAAAGGTGCGAATTGCACCACCGTCAATATTTGTTGCCATTTTAGTATTATCCTTTTATTAGAGTTTAGTAATACCACGAGACAATGCCTCGTTGTATTCTTTGGGGTTGGAGAGCATCACGGCTTTCATCGCCTTGAGCTTGCTTGTTCCGTAGTCGCTATGGGCGGCCACGAGAGCTTCAAAAGTTTTGGGTTCTTCCTTTTTCTCGGAAGGAACTTCGATTGAAGGGGAGGCGGGGATGGGCTTAATGCCGAACTCGGTGAGAACTTTCTTCACGACCTCGCTCATCTCCTCGGTCTTCTCCTCTTTGTCGTCTTCCTCATCTTCTTTTTCGATGACGATCTTGGGAGCTTCCTCGGCCATCTCCTCTTTCTTTTCCTCATCCTTGGGTTTCATCGCCTCTTCCAAGGCGGCGAGACGAACTTTAATTTCGTCCATATCTTTTTTGTAATCTGTGTTTTCCATATTGGTTTTGTCCTTTTTGTCAAGTGGAGATTCCTCCACGGCTTCTTTGGCTACGGCTGGAATGGTTTTGCCTCCCTGCACATAACCTAGTTTTTCCATAAACTTCACCATCTCCTCGAATAATCCATTCGTGGCGGCTGGGCTGGAAACTAAATCAGCAGAGGCGATGCTCTGGGGGCGAATGTAATCCTTGCCATTGATGGTCTCGGACTCATTCACGAAAGCCAATGAAACGCCAAACTGGTCTGGGGCTTCTGATGCCATCTCTTTAATCAATCCATAGTGGGGGCTGTTGCGGAGAAGGCGAAGGTCGGCAACCAATCTATCCCCTTCGATGCGGGGGTTTCTGGCAAAGCCCACAACTGCATCCAATCCGCTTCCGTGGTTCATCTTAACCTTCACGCCATTCTTTGCCTTACCCATAAGTTTGAGGGCAGTCTCTAGGCTTGTTTTATCCACGAAAAGGTCGTGTCCTTTAGCCTCTCCCACCTCCAAAATGCTCACCCCGCCTAGCTCCATTTCCTCCATCTCTTCGTCCCGATAAGTCGAATAGGCAACGGCTGAACGCTGTGTCTCGTCTGGAAACTTGGATACTGCCTCTTCGTCACCCATAAAGCGGGAAACAAAGTCTTGCTCGGATTCGTCTGCGAAGGGTAGGGGTAAAGGCATAAATGCCTAGATTATGTCAAAGGAGGTCGCCGTCTGCCGCTCTGTATGACTTCTTAACCTCACCCCCGCCCGCCATCTTGAGAAACTTGTTCACCCTTGCCATAGCCCAAGCGTTGCGTGAGTTTGGCTTTCCCCCGGTAATCGTTGGCCTAAAGCTAGTCGAGAACGCACCCGCCCCCCTGCGAAACACTTTCTTCAATGCTCCAAGGGTAGGGGCTTTCCTTGATGGGTGCTTGTCCTTGAACTCGGCAATCTTGTTTTTCAACGCCTTCTCGTTCTCCGCTGAAATCTCAATGTCACCAGCTTTGCTTCTGGTAGATGCCGTGCCTTCTGGGTTCTCCTTTGAGCCTTTGATTCGTTCCTTGGGAGGGGCTGGGGTTTGGGAGACTGGTCGGGCTAGTTCTTCTTTTTTATCGGTAATCGGCCCGCCCACAATCCAAGCGTCACAAGTCCTTTTGGCCGCACACTTGAAATCAAAAATCTCGCAGTAACCCAGATTGCCACCAATGGCTACTTCGTTTGCGTCCTCTCCAATCCCCTTCTTAATACACCCAAGAACCTTGCTCCTCTGGTCGAAGGCCGCACAATTACCGCAAAGCATATTTTTTGCCGTGGCTACATCGCCTTGGAACTCGTCTGCCTTGGCTTTCCAGTAATCCTCGTTTGGTTCGTTTGGATTGGCTGGGCCGTAGTTCGCATCATCAACCGCTGTCTGCCTATTAGCTAGATTGGTTTTGATGTCTTGGGTTGCGATTGGACAAGAGGCTGGTTCGGCTAGTTCTTTTTTGTCTCTAGCTTCCATCTGCCCCACCACTTTTCTTGCCCAAGCATAACCAGCATCACCACCCCATCCGTGCCACGCTTGCCAGCCCTTACCCTGCTCGTTCCAAGTTGCACCCTTCTTGTCCACTTCGTGCCTATCGAAAAAGGCTTTCATTCTGCGGATTGTGTCGGGAGACATCTTAACGCCATTCTGCAAATCCCTAGCTCTGGCTATGCCTACTGGGGTCATTCCTCGTTGGCTGGCTGGTTTGCCCTCCCGCACATCCAAAGCCCTTTTAGCGGCATCTCTAGCCCCTTGTGGTGGGGTAAAATCAATCTCATCGTACTTGCCCAACTCAATCCCGCCCATCATCCCTTGAATCAGCATCTTAATAGATGCGGGGTCTAGGCTTTCAAGAACTTTTTTTTTAGCTTCTTCGTTGCCTATTTCTTCTAGGATTGCTTTTAGCTCGGAAACCAAAGAGTTAAGTTTATCGTTGTTTTTTTCTGCATTTGAGATTTCGGATTCAATTTTCTCGTCTGACTCAATCTCATTGCCTTCTTCTAAATTCTTTTCTAGAGAACTGCTCCTCTTTGTCGATACAACCGATCTTCTTGCCTCTCTTTCCTCTCTTCGCTTCTTGTATTTCTCTACGATAGCCTCTTGTCGTTTTTTAGATTTCTCTGCAATGGCCGCAAGTTTTTTGTCTAGGTCTTCCTGAATTTTTACTTGTCTTTGCTTGCTCTCTTGTATCATTTCTTCTGCAACCTTATCAATCGCCGCTATTTTAGCGTCATAATCCGTTGTTTTGGATGCTATTCTTTGATTTAGGTCTGCTATTTGCTTCCGAATGTCCGCTTCTCTTTGTTTAGACTCGACTACTTTTTGTTTAAGATTTTTTAATTTTCTCTCCCTCTTTCGTTCCTCATTCCTAACCTCTTCATCTGTTCCCTCAATCCTATCCCTATATCTTTCCTTTGGTTCGGAGTCTTGACCGCCCGCACCTCCTCCGCTCGAACAAGTATTGCCTTCCTTGAATCCGCCCGCACCAGTTCCGCAATCCAGTCCTACCTCTTGACCATCGCCATCAACCGGGTCTTCTGGAATGGGTTTTTGATCTCCCCCTATATCCTCATCACTTTCTGGGCTATCCTTTGCTGGGATAATTGGATTAACCGAAGGTGCTTCGGGTTTGGTCTGGGTAGGTTTGGGTGGAACAATATCTGAAATCGTCTCTGGGTCTACGCCGTACTTCTCGGACAAATCCTTAATTAGTTTAGCCTCAATCGCCCTCTGCCTCATAGAGCTTTCAAAGTCTTGGCCTCGCTCGGCATAAATATCGGCGGCGGTTCGGAGGCCGGTCTTAAACTCGGAGATAGCAGAGGCAGATTCGCGGCCTAAATCAATAGATACATTGGCCCCGAAATTAAAGATGCCCCTAGTTGTTCTGCTCCCAACATTCTTCTCGATCAATCCCCTTGCAACTCCATCGGCAATAACGATGTTCTTAATCGGACGAAGAACCTTATCATCTAGTAGCTTTTGGTATCTGCGGAAGGTGCGTCCAGCTTGTTGCATCTCAAGGCGGGCTGTCGGGCCACTCATAGCGGAGGGGTCTACGGCGAAGCTGTAGGGGATGCCAAGGCCAAGGCAAATGTTCCTCAAAAGAATCTTGTGGAACTCTGCAAACGCTCCACTTGGTCTGCTCGGCCCATCTGGGAACACAATATCCTCACCCGGCTCTAGGTAAGATATTTTTCCAGACTCAATCGCCTCTAGCTTAATCGTGTTGCCATTGAGGTCTTCATCGTTTGTGAGAGAGGAGAGATCGGAGGCATTGTTGTTATTCCGCTTCACAATGCCAGCTTGGGAGCTTGCATTTTTTGCGGCCATCTTCTCAAAGTTGATAATGTCGTAAATGTCCGTTGCGTCATTGATGGCCGTATGGAAAGCGGAGATTCCTCGGTACTGGTCAATGCGGAGTGGGTCGAATAGGTGGAAGGCTTGGCTTGAGGGGATGGTTGTCTGGTAGGTGTAGAAATCGCCAATGCTTCGGTTGTAAATATCGTAGGCACTTGGGGCACCAGTATCTCGGTCAATATGGATTCCACCAATCAAATCTAGGCTCGTATAAACTTTGAATGGGTCTCCCAACCTATCTGCCTCAATGCCTTGAATCTTTAGGTTTCCATCTTTATCTCGAACTAAAACGAAAAGAAAATCACCATCTCGCAACATAGACATCATCGCCACTTGCATAAGGGTTGAACCAGTATGCCTTGTGGTTAGATCGCACTTGTCCCACCACTCTGCCCAATACGCCTCGACCTCTGTATTGACTTCGGGGTTCTCGGTTCGGGCTTGGTAGGAAATGTTTGCGGCGGTATGGCTGGCAAACTTCATTAGGATGGAGCGAACAAGGCCAACATTCTCTGCCAAGTCCCTCGCTCTTTTCATCAATTCTACTCGGTCGTAGTTAGAGCGATAATCTTCCGCACCAGAAAGCGAACTCGGCCCTTTTCTTTCCCTTGTATATTTAACTGCATCGTAGGAGAAGTTGACGAGCTTTTGCCGTGCAATCATTCGATTAACTGCCCCTTGCGGGTTCAGAAAAGCAACGGCTTTATCTATTAAGTTTAGCTGTGCTTTTTTCACGAGAACTTTGCGTAGGTTGTGCGGATGCGAGTACCATTGGCCGACTCAATGGCTAGGGTTAGTTCCGCAATCGTATCTCTTACCTCACCGAGATTCGCTCTTGAAAACGAACGACCAGCTATCGAATAGCTTGAACCCGCCACCGCTATCGCCTCTAAACAAGTAACATACTTATCACGAAGAGAAGTTAGGGTAGCAAGGGGTAGCCCAATGAAATCACCCTTCGCCATTATCAAACTCACTTTCTGTCAAACTTGCGGGCGAGACTTTCAACCGCCCATACAAGGCCGCCCCAACGATGTTCATACATTCGCAATCCATTAAGTGATTATGCTTTCCGACTTGCTTCCATACAAGCCTTTCCCTTCCAGTCATAGGGTTTTTCACCCGCACCTTAACCTCTGCTTCGATATGCACACGCCAAACATCGGGGGTATCCAAGGCTATGTAGCCGGATTCTTTGATTAGGTTGGAGAGGATGTCTTTGATGGATGGGTTCGACCACCTCCAAACTGGGCAGAACTTCCACTTCCACCCTGCCCTCGATTGAACTGCCTTACCGCTGAATGGGTCGCCATTGGCAATTCGAGCGTATGGGCGTTGTAGTTTTTGCTCCCCTACAATTTCGGAGAAGCTAGTGCGATCTGAACCCACCAAGGCCATCCATCCATTCTTACAACAATTATAATAAACATCTCTGGTTTGATCGCCCGAATCGCAGAAAACGCATTTCGATTCCACGCCAAACTCATCTGCCTTGGCCTTAATGTCTCCCCAAGTCTCTAGCCTTCCAGCCCACACAAGCCGTGATCTGCCCTCAATATCCCAAGCACGAACAACGCACCAAGCGTGGAAGCCCCCCGCCTCTTGGATGTCGCAAGCCATAATCAGCTTCTCATTAACTCTGACTTCACCCATCTTGTAATCACCCGCCACAATCTCCATCTTCTCGCTTTCGTGTTCCATCCAAGGCTCTGCTAGAACTCGGTTCACAAAATCTTGTAGACCTATGATTCCATTGTGCTTATCTTGCAGAAACTTCACCGCTAAACTTCCGAAGGATACCCAAGGGGCATAGAGGCCGTTGAGATGATAGGAGCGTCTGGCTGGCTCGCCCTTTAGGTTGGTTGCTCTCCACTCTCCCTCTCGAAGCATCTTGGTTTTCTGTCCGTCTGTAATCTTTTCTTTGCACCCCTCGCACTCGTAGTAGGTCGAGGATTTAACCAGCTTAAAATCATAAACCCCATCCTCAATCTTGGCCGCTTCGTCCCACTTTACTTGCCCCCAGACTAGCTTTTGTTTGTGTCCACAATGAGGGCAAGGGACAAAGTAGAAACGCATATCTCCCTTTTGCCACTCGCTCCAAATGATTGAGTCGGCAGTTGTTGGGGTACTGGTTGCTATGATGAGGTGGTTTGGGTAGGTGCTTACTCTGGCCTCTGCTAGTTGAACTGGGTTCGCTTCTCGCCCCGAACCCGCTTGCTCTGGGAACTTGTCCACCTCATCCATACAGAGCAAGGCAATCGAGCGACTGGAAAGAGCAGAGGGGCTAGTGCCAGCCCACCAGACCGAGCATCGCTTGAAGTGTTGCTCTAGGATTTTTATTCGGTCTGTATTGTCTGGTCGTTCTTTGGCTAACGCTGGGCAATCGTCAATCATTGGAAGCCACCTAGTTTCTGTGAATGATCTAGCTAAATGCTCGCTAGGCATTACCCACAAGACTGGACAAGGTCGCTCTGCTACTCGATACGCTAGGCCAGCTAGAATCGTTGTGGTCTTGCTTGTTTGTGCCCCCCATACCAGCACCACCCTACGAATCGAATCATCGCCAAAAGCCTCTAGCGGCTCACGGACATAGGGCGTGAGCGTTGTCGAATACGCACCGGGTATGTTCGTTACTCTTGCCGAAAGCGTTAAGTTTTTCTCTGCCCATTCTGGAATCGAGAGTTGTTCCCTTGGCTCAAACAAAAGGCGAGCGAAGTTCTTGGCCTCATCAATCTGGCTCATCTCTTAACCAGATAATCTTTTGCGTATGCCCAAGCTGGGTTCATATGGATTTGATGATGGCACTCGAAGCACACCGCCAAGAAGAACTCAACCTCGTTTAGCCTATCCCCAAACCTTCCTCGCCTATGGTGAACTTGGCTCGCCATCTTGCATCGGCACACTTGGCATATTGGATTGTTGGTTAGAAACTTCTCTCGCACATCTTTATACACTTCGTTCTGGCCTTTTCTCTTTGCAGATACTCGGCGTAGTTTCCCGCCTCGCTTGAGAGGGGTTTTGCGTTTGAGTGGAGAGCGTTTCATCGATCAAAGAATGGAAGCACTATGCCAAGGATTGCGATTGCTACCAGCAAAACAATAAAGCACTCGTTCATTTGAATGCTCCTTCTGCTTTCTGAATGGTCACAAAGATTTGATCGATTCCCTCTTGGATTGCCCTCTTGGCACACTCTGGGTCGCTAGGGTTTGCCCTTGCGGCCAAGCTCGAAGGCATAGCGTCCATTAAGTTTCTAATTGCTCCCAGCCATTTGCCGAACACTTCTCGCACCTCGTCCATTCTCACTAGCACTCTGGTTACTTCCTCGAACCGAGCGTGTTCCATTTCGGCTTCTGCGACTCGCTTTTTTGCTTCGCCCCATCCTTGAACTGCCGACCGCATAGCGACTGGGTTTTTGTTTGTGGCCGCCGTAGCGACCAACGAGTAAGCAACTACCTCGGCTTGCTTCGCTCGATTCAATCTGCCAAGCGAGCTTGTCGATTTGTATGACTCGGCATCCGATTCCTTCAATGGCTCGGAGGAGGTCGGGGATGGTGCTTGGATTAGAAGTTGCTTTCTGCCTACTCGCTTTTGGTTTGCGATCTTCCAGCTTTGAGCCTCTGCCTCGCTGGTTAGGGGCATACCCGCCTTTACTAGCTTGTTTATCGCCGCCCCAGATATTCCCCATAGTTTCGCTAGTTCTGATTGTCGCATTTCTCACAAGGGCTTTCCACACGCCAAGCATTTCTCGCCCCCTCCACCTTCTTCATCCTCTGGACTTGTTGCCTCCATCATCTTGCCAATCTCATCCAAGCTGAACCCGGTAATATCAATGTCGATCTCCCCTGCATCCAGTTCCTCTAGGATGTCTTTGAGTTGGGGCATATCAAATTCACCACTCAACTTGTTCAATGCAAGATTGGCCGCCTTCTCTTGCGTCTCATCCAACCACACCGCCCACACATCGACCTCATCTTTTCCAAGAGCCTCATAGCATTTCAAACGCTGATGGCCTCCAACGATGTTCCCAGTTTTGGCGTTCCAAGTTATCGGCTGAAGATTCCCAAGTTCGCTCAAAGATTTTGTGAGCCTACCCAAAGCCTCGGAAGTAATTTTTCTGGGATTGTATTTTGCTGGTGAAAGCTCGCTAATTTTCTTTGTTACTAAAGAGGGATATTTCATAAGTTCAAAAAGTTACGCAAGATTGTTTAACAATGTTTAACACAAAAAAATACTAGGTTAATTCGCACAAAAAAGTCGCGGTCGGAACC